TTTTAGCTAATTCATTTGTTGCTCCTCCAAATTTTCCACCTTTACCAAACACTCTTTCAAATGCTTCTGCTGTTTCTTCTGCTGTAACAGTAGCACCAGCTTTAAATCCTAATAAATCTCTAACACCTTTTTCTCTAAATAAATCTGCACTAGCTATACCAGCAGATAATGATCTTTGTATTTGTTCAGAAGCAGTTCTAAAATCTAGTCCTGTAACAGCCGCTACATTACCTGTTATTTCTAAAATATCTGATAATTCATCAGCATCTTTAGATACAACAGATAATACACCAGCCCCTTGTTGTATTTGCTCTAAACTAAATGGTACTTTTGCGGCAAATTTTGCCATATTATCAAAGGCTTTTGCTCCTTCTTCTGCTGTACCAAATAAAAATTTTAATCTAACTTGAAGTGATTCTATTTCTTTACCTGTATTAACAAGATTACGAATAACTAATCCAGCACCTAAACCAGCTAATGCATTTCTTACATTAAATACAGCTTTTTTAACTCCATCTAAACTACCTCTGACTCTTTGTAAGGCTCGTTGCGATTTATCCTTCGCAACTATATCTATATTAACTCTTTTTGTAGCCATCAGCGATTCATCATTTGTTGTTGTTTGACTTTATCATGTTGTATTTCATAATAAGCCAACCACATATTAAACTCTTGAACTGGCATTTGCAATACATCTCTAATAGACATATGCAATCGTTCAGCTAATGCTATGATAGAATATAGTTCTGGGTCTGAGTTTACTTTTTTTTAAGGTCTTGAATACTGTCTTGTGCAAGTATCTCTGAAGCAACTCTAGAAATAACATCAGTATCAGCTTTCATTTTAAACTTAGGCTTGTGAGAGAGATCAAACATTTTCTCTCCGTCCTTTGTTTCTGATTTTTGAATTATAACATCTACTAATACGTTTAAGTCTGAGTCGTTAGCACCCTTAAATATTCGTGCCTTTTCATTCATTGTAAAAGGGCGAACATATATTGCTCTTTCGCCCTCTAAACCCCATTCTGGTACTTCTATAATTTTAACTTCTAAACTTTCAAAGTGATCTCTGACACCTTGAAAAAAATCAACTTTTTCTGGCATTTAATCCTTATACTGTGCTGTGTGTTACTCCACCACTAAATTGAATATTAAGCGTTCTTGAAATTATTCCGTCCATAGTTACAGCCACATCAGCACCTGTCACAATTCCAGTACCATTGTAGTATTTATCACCACTATCTGCACCTTCTGGATATAATTCAATAGTTGCACTTGAACCAACATCTAATGCTTCTTGACCATTAGTATCAGTTTCGTCCCAATGACATTCAATAGTTGCTGTAGCGTCACCACGCAATGCAACATAAGATTTTTTTGAATCAGTTAAAGACGTATCTTCTACTGTGTCTTGTGTTTCGTTAAGAGTAAAACCTGTTACTTCAGCAACTGTTGCTGAGCCAACTTTTACTACTCCACTTGTTCCAACATGAGTTGCCATAATCTACTCCTCGTTTGTTTCTTCAGTTTCAACATCAACTTCAACTTTTTTTGCAGTTGATCTAGAAACTTTTTTATCAATTTTAAAACCATTTGCAAGATATTTATCTAACTTGTCATCTGGTATTTCTATTTGGTCTTTTCCATCTGGAAAATATATTTTTATTCTTTTAGCCATTACGCAGTCCCCCTTACAAATTCATACAATACTCTTACAACAATTCTTATACCACCATAAGGGAAAAGTACACCCTCATCAGTATTTGCTTCTATTACTTGGGTATTTAAAGCATTACCATTTCTTGTAATGTCATTGTCTAATGTTTCCTCAATAACTTCTATGAGTTGATTGCGTAGGGTATCTATGTTAGCTGTTGTGCCTTTAACAAAGCCTACTATTAAGAAATCTATAGTTCCTTGTCGTTTTCCTGTACCTACATCTCCTAATGAAAGCATTTCTCTTGTTTCATCTCCTGTTTGCACATAAGCGGCTGGGAATTGAGCATTACTTAACTCTTCTGGTTCAAAAGGCTCTCTTTTAATTAGTTTTAATTCAATAGGACTAGAAACAGCGTCTAGTTTTGTAATTATATCTCCAGCAATACTTTCTCGTTTACTCATAATCTAATAGCTTTGTTAAATATATCTCTTATCTTATCTTCGTCCCTTCGTCCAATAGCAAAAAATGGTCTTTGTGGCATTTTACCTATACCTCTATCATGGAAGAATGCTTTTTTGTTTTCTTCTTGTCTGCGGAAAAATAATGTTGCTTTATTCTTTGTTACTTTATTTGTTAATGATCTAAACATTCTGCCTGTGTCTGTTAAATCTACAAAAGATATTTGCCTACCTCTTTTTGCTCTGTCTTTTTTTGCTCTTTTTGAATATGGTCTAAATCTACCACCATCTGGCATTTGACCTTTTTGTGTTTTTTCTGTTATCTGTTGAATGCCAAATAATGAAGCTTGAGCTAATCCTTTTTGAATATTACTTGGAATTTTTTTTTGTAAAGATTTTATATAATTACTAACTTCTATTGTGTTTGCTTTAACTTTGATATCTGCGACCATTACCTTGTAAGTCGTAATGTATGTATAGCTTCTTTTTCAGTAGCAGATACTGTTCCCCCTCCATCTTCATCATATTCAACTCCATCACGAAGTATTGCTTGAAACTCTTCTGCATATCTAGATCTGTAATAATCTATTTGTACTTGAAAACTATCTTTGCCTTCTCCTGTATCTGGATCTCGCCATTTAGTAAGCTGTGGAAATATATAATCTGCAAATGCTTTATAACAAGTTGCTCTTCTCCATTGTGTTGCTGTGAGTTTAGAATTTGTCATTTCTATTGAAGTAATTTTCGTAATATCTTTATAACGAACTGTATGTCTGTATCTTTCCCACCATTCCTCACGAATTTGTCGTAGTACATCGTCCTCTGCGTGTTGTAGTTGTGTATCCCATGATGAAATACCATAACCAGCAATATCTGGTTGGTACTCTTGCAAATGCGATAATGCTACACTAAAAACAGAAGTTGCCATTTATCTTCCTAAACATTGACCATTACAATTACACATCTTTACCTCTTTTCTTTTTTTTAGGTGTACTCTTTTTTTCTTCACTATACAATTTAAAACCTCTGTACTCCCACATCTTTTGATTTTTTTCCCAATCTTCTTGTGGTCGTTCTATAATTTTTGAACCTCTAACTAATTTTATCATCATAAACTCCTGTAAATAAAGGGGGTTATTAAACCCCCTTGTATTAATTAATTTATTGGATTGAAGAGTCTGCGATTACTTCTACTCCGTAAGAGTCATGTAGTTCACCAACGCCGTACACAGCAGTGGCCACAATTTCATCTGCACGTAAGGAAGCATCTCTTTGTGTTTCAATCTTAATGTCTTGCATCATTGCTAGACCTAAAGCATCTTTGTGGAACATACCACCTTTATAGTCACCAGCAGTACCGGTATTTGACATATTACCTGTTTCAAATATTTTAACACCAGCAATCTGACCAATAAAACCATTTCTTAATGCTTCATTTGATAGATCAGTTGATAGACCAGCAAAAGTATTTGTTAATCCAGATTTAAGATCAAATGCTATTTTAGGGTGTAATACAAGATATGTTTCATCAACAGGCAGTCCTGCCGCTCTTAAAGTTGATGCCGCATTGAATACAGTTGCCGCAGATAAAGCCGCACTATCAGTTCCAACCGCAGTTGAAAAACCATCAAATAGGGCAAGTAAATCTTGGTCCATTTTTTTTGCAATTGCTTCACCAAACAATCTACCAATATCAGCCGCAACATTTCTTGGTGCTGAATTTCTCGCTAGATCAGTAAGAGTAGTCATTACTCCAACTTCGCTTGCAGTAATTGTTACTGAACTTGGATTAATAGCTGTATTTGCAAGATCAGCCGCTTCATTTACAGCTCCTGCCGCAACAGCCGAATAAATCGGTACTTCTACAGATTTTCCGCCACCAGCGATTGTATAATTTTTAACTAAATTTCTCATTATAGATTTCTCTTGAATGACAAATTGTGCTTCTGCTACTATCTCAGTATATAGTTCCGATAGCGTGGAACTTGTTGATTCATCAGCCATAGCTAACTCCTTTTAATTATCGGTTAAGTAAAGCTGGTTTAGAATCACGATCTTTGCGATATTCCGCATAGGTCTTTCTATCCTCAGCTTTTGTCATATCTAATTCCGCAATTTTGAGAGGTTTCGCGTTAACCCTAGCCACGTTCCCCTGACTTCCACTTCCCGAAGGAGTTGCGCTTTGAAAGTGTGGGTTCTGCGTAATGAACTCTTGTACATAATCATCTACGCTTAAAAGTTCACCCTTAGCGTTATATCTTGGTTGATTATTTTCTGCAAGTATTTCTACACGCCCATCTTCATTTAATTTAACTTTACCTTTGAGAAGGTTTGTTACTTGCTCTGGATTGATTGCTTTATTCTTACTTGCGGCATTAAGTAAAGAATCATTTATTTTGATTTGCTCTAATTGTTTTTGAAGAGAAGTTTTTTCTTCATTAAATTTATCTGCTTGTTCTTTTAATAAATCTTCAAATTCTCCTCGTTGTTTTTTTCTTTCAATCTCTTGTTGTTCTTTTTCTTTTAAAGCAACTTTTGCATTGTCTAAATTATCAGTACCAATATCTTTTAATATTTTTTGTCTTTCTCTAATAATTCTTGCTTTAATTGCATCATCAAGTTGCTGTTGAGTGTAAACTTCTTCTTTTACTTCTGGTTGTTGCTCTTCAACAACTTCTTTTGTTTCTTCAACAGATTCTGTTTTTTGTTCTTCGGCCATTAAAAACTCCTTTATAGTTTATTTGATAATATACTAAAGTTCTACGACAGGCAACCAAGTATGCCTACAACGATAACCACCTCTAACTATAAATGGGTCTCCCTCTGATTTACCAGCCCATGAACTTTGCCATATTTGCCTTATTTGTTCTTCGGTATAAGTTTTGTTTATATGTCTTTTGCAATGTTCTCGGCTATCTCTTACCAATGTTCCTGTGTATTTATATTTATTTAAACCGGCTTCTTTTGCTTTGTAAACTGTAAACTGCCCATCAAATTGCATGACACTATCATGTGCTATTTGTGATGCATAAGTTGACATTGAACGACCTCTACGATCTACATCACCTGTAATTAATCCAGATATGTCTTTGACCATTTCATTAAATGGCTTTCCAGCTATAGCATTTTGATAAACATTGCTTGATAATTCAGTTAAATACCTATTAGCAAGTTCTTCATATCCAGAGAATGATTGAAATTTTAATTGTGTAATTGTATCAAGATCAACTTGTGTTAGTGTTTTAAAATTATCTGGAATATTTAACTCACCAAACTCATTCATAAAAGATGTTACAATTCTGTCGTATTCCCTAACATTTAAATCTGCTGTTGTTGTATATGTTTCTTGTATTAATCTCCGAAGATTAGTTCGTAATTGAATAGCAATTTGTGTTGAAACTATGTCTTGCTGATCAACAGCAATAGAAATATCTCTAATAATCCTAGATTCTAAATCTTCTAGTGTTCTTTTGATCTGTTCTTCGTGTTGATCTGCTAGTTTTTCAATTAGGGTTGTTCTGCTCATAATTACCTGTTTTAAATGTTTTTATATATAAATTTATTATAACAGGCAACCAATGAGGAACTTTAGACTTCCCAGAAATATATCTATTAATTTTTATTCGTTGATATTGTTCTAATGTATCTGTGTTAAATATTAATCTTGCAAGATCGGACTGTGAAAGTCCGACCTCGTTCATAGTTTTTTGTAGTTGTTTATTTGTCATTATTACCTTTTTTGTTTGGAAAAATTTTGTAAAAAGAAATA